AATGGAAACTTCCTTTCAGACTGGGCAGAAGACTTACTGTATTCATCTAAAATATCTTTGATATATTGACTGCTACCAAAGATGTAATTCAATCTTGGTGACTTTACAATTTTTGCCCCACCTTTCCCATTAGGGTAGAGGATTTCAAGTCCTTCAGGAAGTTTTCTAACTACTTCTTCAAACAGTTCTGTTATATCCAATTCCATCATAAATTGAAAGCATTAATGGGAGTTAATAGGTTCTTTTGAATCTTCAAACCGGTGAAAGGACAATCATCGGACATCGCCCATTCTACAAAGAGTCGGTTCTTCTTCACCATGCTGTTCCAGACACTAACCTGTCTCTTAATCGGAGATATATACTCGTTAGCACATTTCAATCTTACAAGACCAGTGATAGTAGCCTGTGTATTCATATCACGTAAAATGTGAAAGAACACATAATCGGCGAACGGTTCACTTAGCTTTTCACATAAAAGTGCATATCCGGATTGAGGTTCATCTTTTTCCAAGATATCAACCTCATCTGAAGAATCCTCTTTTTCCTGTTCTACGATCTCCAAATAATCAGTAATAGCTTGTGAAAGACTAAAACCGACAGCAGTATGAAGAAATTCGGTCTGAAATGCCTTGATATACCCGTTTATCACCTCATTTACTGCAAGAGACTGGGGCGAAGGCATTTCAGCGACCGAAGCATTCTCAATATGCCTGGGACCTGACGTAAAATATGAAACATCAATCAACATGGCAATAGTTATTTAGAAGCCTTACCCTTTCCGGTTTTCTTTTCATCTTCCACGGAAACGGTTTTATCATCAACAACAGTTACTTCCTTAGCATCTCCAGCAGGCAATTCTTTTGAATCGGCAGCCGGAAGATTCTTGTTATCAGAAGGAATCAGGGCTTCAAGTTCTGCAATACGAGCTTTCATTGTATCACGTTCATCTGTCAGTTCAACAATAGCTTTATCTTTCTCCGTAATGGATTCAGTAAGTTCACCGATTTTCGCATCTTTCTCTGTGAGCATACATTCCAATGTCTTTCGAGCATCTTCTTCTGTAACAAGACCACACTCGGAAATAGGGGTGAATGAAACCACCCCTCTACCAATCCGAATGCGTTGCTCTTTAAGCACATTGGCTACATCCTTATCATTACCTCTAAGTATGTAATCCATAATCCTACGCTTTAGTTATTGCAGTCTTCAATGCGGCCAAATCCCCATAAGCGAAAGCCCACGGCATATAAATCGGGAAGATAACTTCTTCTTGTGCCATCAGCACAACCTCATTGCAAAGCTTGGTCTCCACATCTTCAGCCCATTCAAGTGTCAAAGTGGTATAATCAACCAAATTTGCGGCTTGGTTAAAGTCACCCAAAAGATACTTACCTGGAAGAATACCACCATACTCGATAATCGGACGACCGGCAATATATTTCACCCCATCAACCATTTTAACGATACCAAGATTACGTCCTGTCGTATCTTTCTCTGATTCCATACCGTTAACAGTCATTGGATTAAGAATAATAGCATTCGGAAAATACTGGGCATATGTCATTGCGGCGAAAGCTGTTTTCACTACATCTTCAGAGTTGGGTTCCTCAATGTTCTTAAAGCCGGCTTCATGAACACTGAATGTCATTTTATCCGTAGCCGTTTCAGCACCGGAGAACGCGACACCAGGAATAAGGATACGACCATCTTCCATTTTCACAAGAGCGTGTGTTTTGTTCAGTTCTGTAAGAACAGCGGCGCCAGCGAACGTGATACTCATTCCATCAAGAATCAAATCCTGTGGTTCTGCAAACTCTACAATCACATCCTTATCACCGTTATATCCGGTAATAGCTTTTACAGCACCGGCGGCACCTGTAACAATGGCTGTACTAATAATCTTCTCTACAGAAGTCACCCCAGTATTATTAATAATACCAAGCAAATTCTCACCATTACCGTCACCAAACAAAATGTTCCAGTCTTCTGCCATCCAAACAGCTTCAGGAAGCATGTTCAAGATGTAGGAACGAATGTACACTCTTGATTTCAACATACGTTTTGAGATACGGATATGAGTACCAAGGCGCTTAGTTCCTGTCTGTATCTCTTTTACCTTGATACTTGATTCCGGTAAACGACCGTTCTCTGTTACAAAACGGGCATTGCGGTTGAAAGCATATACTTGCGCATAGGCGAGTTGAGGATATGCAGGATCAGCTGTCAGCGTCGTTAATACATCACGCATATGCAACTTTTTGTTGGCAACCTGAGTCACAACACGTTTCTGTTGTTGAGTAATCAACAAATCACCGGTGTAATTGTCAGTCATGGAAACGACATCTTTCAAGGAGAAGCCGTCAAATTCTCCTGATTTGCGTGTTTTTCCTTCTGCGAAATCTCTGAATTTTTCAGAATCAAGCATCTCGTTCAATTTCTCGTCGAACTTGTTGATAGTATCCATAGAAAGACCTTTCTGCTTCATTTTCTCGATACTTTCACCAAGAGTTTTAACTTGTTCTACAAGTTGCTCGTTGTCCTTTACCAATTGCTGGAACTTTTCTCCATCATAGGCTTTCAATAGATTATTGATGTCACCAAACTGTTTCGTTACCTCCTCCGGTGATGCAAATCCTTCAAGTGACTTGTTAACTACTTCACACATCATGCCGACGATGTTTTCCATGAAAGTTTTCTGTTCTGCCGGCAGACCGTCTGTTTTCAGATTAAAATCTGATACTGTAAATTTTTTAGGCATAAAATTTAAATTTTAAGTTATTTATTCTCGAAACAGCTATTCAAACTCTTGAAATCGAGTAAAGTGCCATTATCAGCGGCTTTAATCGTTACTTCATCGTTCCCATTTTCCCCGTCATTCTTTTCTTGAGTGTCAACAGACGGCTCATTTTTTCCGGTGGTATCTTCAGAAGTGTTTTGCAGAATAGCATTCGAACGATATACTTTTCCCCAACAGTGGGGACATCTTACATAATTCATAAGGTCTTGTAGACCCTTTTGAGTAGATTCTTTCTTTTCTGATTTGACAGAATCAATAAGAGAAATTACTTGGGTTCTAATCTCCGGAGTGAGCTTCTCCATTTCTTCCCTTACAATGTCCTGTGTTATCCATCTCTGATAATCAGCAGCATAGTCCAATACCTGCTGGGCAAAGGTATGCTCCGTTTCTGCATCATAATCAAATTGATGACCACAATGAGGACATGAGACAACGGCACCACCGTTGAGGCTCTTCAGTAATAAACTTAATTCCATATCGTAACCTTTTAAACGCTCATCACTATATCCATGCTGCAAGAACGCTTTACGAACGAAATCAACAGCCTCCTTTACCTGGTCGGCAGTAGCAGACTTAATATTCACAAGGAAAGTCTGGGGATTACTCCCCCAACTTGTCAATGTTGAATATTCCATCATACGCCATTCAAGCACTTTACAGGGATCAACAGAATCTCTTTTAATGGCCTTGACCCCAATAGAATGTTCAAGTGTTCTGCCATTCTCTGCAAACAGTTTATAATCAGCTAACGTATCACGGCCAATCTGTTTTTCAAGATTTAACTGACCGACCATAACCAAATTACCTTCTGTTTCCTTACCATTCAACGGAACACCTAACAACTGGTCTGTACGATGATTCAGGAACCAACGCATCCGACCAATATTTTCTTTCAATGTCTTATTGAATGAGCCGGGCATAGATATGTCATTTTGTGAGTCCTTCACACCGATACCGTTCACCGCAACGGTAACGATACCCTTCTCATCAACATCATTTGCCTTTGTCTTGTACTGAAGGCTTTTGATTTTCTCTTCCATCTTTTTCATCTCCACTTTTAGTGTTAAAAACTCGATTTACTTTATCCAGTTCCTCATCTGACATATCAAATTTCAATTTGTCAAACAAGGGATTTTCTATCATACTTTCGCCTATTTGGGCACGCCAGTCATTGAGTGTTATAAGCCCACATGAGAATTGTTCACGACAACGTTTATTTATATTTGTCTTTACGTCCTCGGATTCTTTCAATCCTTCCTGCAAACAATCAACATCAGAGAAATCACAATCCAAATAATATCCACCTCCTTCAAGACCAAGGAAAGCTGTAAAATCCTTGCAGAATTGTTTGGCCATAGGAATAACAGTTGAACAATATACGCTCTTTTCAGCAGTAGCCTGATTGCTAAATGTGGACTGGTCTTTTCGCGGAACAAGAACGGCAGGGATGCCGTATGCCCCTGCAATATTTATTGCATCAGCCAAAGTCTCTTCAAACGGCTGTAACTCTGCAATAGAAAGATTAGTACGAACAAAGTCAATGTCTGCATCTGAAATACCATAAGGTACCTGGCCCTTCCTTACACCATACTTCTCAAAATTTTGCTTCAAAAGCTGTTCCTTTTCATCGTCAGTCAACGCTATTGAACCGGTAGCATCAGTTTTCTTACTTACAATAAAGCCCAATCCACCCCGCTTTACATAAATCACATTTCTAGCTTCATATACAGCTATTAGATTTGACATTGGCTTATTTTGGGAAGCAAGACGACTTTTGGACTTCAAGAACATAGCCCCTGAATAGAACTCTGCACTTCCGTCTCTATCATGCCATATTTGGTATGGAGGAATTTCCAAACTACCATTCCAACCATACTCCAAACGATAGCTACGAATAATATCTTCTGTTTGGGCAATGCCAAACAATGGCATATTCCCGTAAACAGGTTCTACAATAGTCTTATCAGAAGGTAGCACCCAATAATTATCGCAATATCTCCATTTTTCAGCTGTAGAAAAGACATCAGGCATAGCGGCACGAATAAAGCTATTCCCTGTACACAATTTATAAATATGGTGCTGATAAATCAATTCTTTCCAACGCATCAAACAATTAGGACGACTAAGTATGCCATTCATTCGTTTATTCGCCCATACTATACTGTCATCCTTAGTTTTCTTCAATTGAAAATTAGCACCTGCAATTCGCGATGCAATATAATCGATCGGGAAAAAGACTTCAGGTATCGTACTGAATAGCGTTAGATAGTTACTGCCCGCTACAATAGGACTAGTAAGGTCCTCAATGTATGCAACTGACCATTTTTCAGTCTTGCCACTTTGAGTATCTATATCCTTATTTTCAGATGAAGTAACTATTTCAACTTCACCTTTAGTCTTAGATTTCTTTCCAAATAGATTATCAAAAAAAATATTCATTGGGTTCCTTTTTGAGCAAAACTAAGTAAAAAGGAAAACCGTTTTCCAAAACACTAAAATCTTGAAATTACGAAAACATAATACCAACAATATAACATTCTTATTTTCAATCACATATAACACATTTCAATTCAAACCTAATTTTACAACGAACTGTACTAGCCCACTCAAAACAGCACTGGCCTCTTTTGTTTCACTATCTTTATTATAGTCCATCAGATTATTCATGAAGGCAACATATTCCGTATCAGATTCTACTTTTGATGCAGAAAAAAGAATACTATTTTTCACATAATCAGATGTTGCAGCAATACGCTTATCTACATCCGGAAACTCTTTCATTACACGAATCTCCTTGTTTGTACTAGAACGGAGTTCCCGGATAAAAGGGAAATAAGCATCTGTACATTCAATTACACATGAATCAGATTCATGGGACAAAATAGAAGAACGTATATCTTCTGTTGAAGTAGTATCCATAAATACGACATCAACAACATGCCATTTATTTCCACATCTAAACGCTTGTATAAGAACAAATTTCCCATTAACATTCGGCATCACATATAGAATCTTCTTAGTGTATTTACATTCGGTATCTGGATTGAAGAAATTAATAGTGCCATTACAAGCATACAAGTTTCTTTTTCGCCGGTTACTAAACTCTATATACTGCTCACTACACAAATCCACAACGACATATCGGAACGTATCAGACAGGTGCCCGTGCTCCTCATAAGTCTGCAAGGTAGTTTTATTCTTGACCTTAGTTTTAAGAATGGCACCGTTAGCATCTTTCTGTACGCTCATGTAGTCCTCAATAGATACCGAACATGATTCGTCAATGTATATCTCTATACCGGGAACAGTACAATCAAAGATAGCATTGATAAACTCACCGGTCATGGCAACACTCGGATTCTTATTGCCTACCTTATCCTCAATCTCGAATCCTTCTTTCTGCAATGTATCTATGAATAAGTCCATCCAAGAACGTTTTTCATCATCAATGCTATTGGCCACCTTTGTTGAGGCATCCCCGTGTAGGTAGACTTTATCACTATACCTGATATCTTTCAGATACTTGGCTACAAGTTTAGAGGACTTCTTTACTGTATTGTTAGGATTTTCGGCGCATGTCTCATGGAACTGCCAAACCTTGATACCGGTAGTGAAATCTACTTGCCAGTACGACACACTGATATATGGCAGTACGTTATTATCTACTGATATATGAATAGGCAGGTCCGGGATATATTTATGTTCACCGGAATGTTTGCCACGGTTGAACGAACCGAAGAACTCGCTACCGGTACGAATAACACCCCACTCTCCCAATGCGTACACATTGTAATAATCCGGATCGTGGACTCTATCATACTCAAAGTCGGCAACACATTGCTCATCATAGAAACCATACGTACCGTCAGGACTACCGACCACCCAAAAATTATTCAAATAGGTAGATTGGATAATAACTGTATTAGGTGCCTGTTCCTCGATTTGCTTAGTACGAAGATTAAGTATTTGCCTGGGTGCATTCTTCTTTACGGATTTGACCTTGGTAAGTTCTTTCGGCAACTCTTTGCCGGCAATGGTAACCGTCATCGGTACATCATGCCATTTGTCTTTATCAATGAACTCTTTCTTTATCCAGTGGCTTTCACTGATCGGATTAAAGGTACAAATAATTTGCTGCCCTTTCTTACCACGCAAACGCTTACGTAGCTGCTTGAAATCCGGATGCTCGAACTCTGACCATTCCTCTAACTGAACACGCTTATAATTGGAGATACCTTTTATCTTTTCCGGATCGTCAAGACCGGAAAAATCTATCTTCGCACCATTAACCAGACACTTAATAGTATTCTGTTGGAACTTGAACAAATGGGATATGCCAAGACCGGCCGCAGCGACTTTATAATCTTCATAAATGGTTTTGAGAATAGAAGCTCCTACTTTACGCATGACAAGAGTGTTCTCACCATCCTGTAATGTCTGTATCAGTATTGTTTGTGCCACACTATACGACTTACCGGAAGATGAACCTCCATAGAGAATGATAAAACGGATAGTCTCATCATTCAAGTACTTCAATAGATAGAATCCGTTAGGATTTAGCTTCTTATAATTTATAACCATATTGTTCTAAAAGTAAGGTTTCTCCGTAGGGTGAATACTGGATTTTGCAGTTCAAATTGTTCTATTCTTCCGAATCCTCATTATCTTCAAATCCGATACGAAGTTCACCGACTTTATTTCCGTCTCCACCTTTGATGTTGACATTCTTATCGGCTTCCCATCCATTCCAGGCACCAAGAATCCGGGCGGCTTCTGTCTTGCCGTTGAACTCATAATTAACCACTCCTCTATTATTCTGAATCTTCTTCAACGCATTACGGGCACGCTTTGGAAGTTGGGACGGACTTCTCATCTTTGTTTTCCCGGTAACAGGGTCTACATAATGTAAATCATCGGGATCAGCGAGTACAATATCCATTAATACCTTCTCGACCGTTTTCCTCTCTACTTCAGTCTCTTTCGCCCTCTGTTGCTTAATCTCACTTATCCTTGCACTAACCTTGCTATTGGCTAACAATCTGCTAGCAGCACTCCAAATCGTTTCAGGTTTCATCTTTGACGCATCATAAGACATCCTATATGCTTCACTAGCATTACCTTCTGTATCAACGTAGTATTTACAGAATTTCTCTTGCTTGAATGTTAATGGTTTCTCTTGCTTTCCCATATCAATTGTTATTTATTCCTACGAGAAAAAGAAGCTGCTCTCTATCCTTTAAAAGCTCATAGGTGGCAAGCAGTGTGCTGCCAGTTGTTAATATGTCATCGTACACTATTATCTTCTTTTCCTTTATCGGACGAAGAAGAAAGAATTCCGGATTCAATCTATCTTTAGTTAGGCACTGAATTGCATTCTCATAGAATGGTATTTTCACCGCCCCAGCTATTTTCGTGCAGATAGAGGTTGCAAAATGAAAGCCCTCGTAGTGTCTCCGTCGCGGTGTGGTGACTATACACCATCCTTCACATCCCCCTACAATGAAGCGGTGGAGAAACTCACACGCTCTCTCTGCAAAGAATGATGCAAGTTCCTCCGACTGTTTAATTTCTGAAAAGCTGGTACCGGTCTTGGAACGGGTGAACTGGGAGATGTAATAGATATCACCCTTTTTATGAAGTGACACCTTTTCTCTCAAATCACATAACCGTTCCTGATGAGACCAGCTCTTACCTTTCACCGCTTCCGGCTTATCCCAGTCGTCAATACGACATATCTTTCCCTTTCCTTTCATCAAAGATCTTCTTTACTCCGTCCTCGACAGATGTGTAAGACAAAGGTACTAAATAGATATCCCGGTTCACCGACTGCTCCAAATTGTCAAAATCTCGTTTTTTATTAATCAACTCTATTTCAATCGGTTTGTAGTATTTTACTAAAGAAGCAAAATACATAGTAGTCACAGGTTGAACGTTACAAATATTGATAAGTTGCCGGTTACAACCCACCGAATAGATAAGCCCCTCAATGACATCATCTATGTAAGTGAAGCACCGGATATTCTGACCACAGTTGTATAATGACACGTTTTCCTTTTCCATCAGGAACCAGAGAAGAGTTCTTTTTCGCGGATTAGGTCCATATACATTATGCAGCCGGCACCCGGTCGCAGCCTTACAATAGATAGATGCATACTGTTCATCAAAGTACTTACTTATACCATAGAGACTTGTTGTGTTCTCCGGGTTCGCGGTCGATGAACTGGCATATACTAATTTTACATGGTATTGGTTACATGCATCGGCTATGCACATAAAGGTATCAATATTATCTTTCCGGATCTGTTCCAGATTTCCATTGAATACACTTGTTTGTGCTGCCAGGTGAAATACACAGTCGATATCACCGTACTTTAGAAGTTCACATACTTTTGAAGCTTCAGTACCGTTCTTTCGATCGATACCTATCACTTCAACATTTCTTTTCGCTAATTCTTGGCAGAGGGCTTTACCTATGAAGCCTTCACTGCCAGTTACAATCATTTTTCTCATCATCACAAAAAAATAAAGGTGTATCGGATAACCAATACACCAAAGGTTCAACAATTATATAAATTTCAGTTCTTATTATCATAATCTTTCCTTACTTTTGCAGTATGAATAAAGATAGAAAAAGAGTTCTGATAATAGGTAACGGATTTGACCTTTGTTTAGGCAGAAAGACTTCATACAAGGACTTTTGCCAATCTGAATTTTGTCCCAAAGACTACCCATCTCCTTTAATCAAACATTTAAATGACAAATGGAACGATAATTTAGATGCGGTCAAGTGGTATGATTTGGAGAATGAACTAAGTTATTATTATACTAAAATTAAGAATAATAATGGGCATCCATTCGATTTATATAATAGCACAGAAAGAAAAATATTAGAAATGATACATGCCTATCATGGTATTTCTGAATATAATGATTTAATACAAACAAATGCTGAGACTGTTAATAGACTATTAAAGATAGGCGTATTATCCAAACCTGGACTTTCTTACATAATCTGTTTATCACATGAAGATGTGCTAAATTCTCCAATTGAACGAGATAAAAAAGCCGTACAGTTGATTAAAGTTGGGTTAATGCAATACCTAATAAAAATTCAAAAAGAAGCTATTAATGAAAACTCCATAGCTGCTACAGTAGCAAGAACATTTATCAAAAGCAATGTAAATGATGAAATTGTCATATACTCTTTTAATTATATAAGTTTTGGAGCAATAGCTCCCAACTCTAGTTTTGCTATGGAATTTAATGATGCAGTTAAGTATGTACATGGCTTATGTTTAGACGGGAATATCATTTTAGGAACAAGAGATGAAAACATAGACAAAAACTATGATTTTATACAGAAATCATTTGATTCCCAATATAATCCCCCAGCTATGGTATATGATTTAATGGATGCTGATGATATTACAATATTTGGGCATTCATTAGGCATAAATGACAGCCAATATTTTAAAGCCTTTTTTGAAAGACAATCTTCATCCACTAATCCCCAAAAGAAGAATATTACAATATTCACTAAAGACGCAAAATCGGAAATTGAGATAAAACGCTCACTACAAGAAATGACAAATTGGAATTTGACATCTTTATATGGATTGAATAATCTCCAAATAATTAAAACAGATGAATGTGTCAATAATCCAACCTTATTAAGAAAATACATCAAAATGTATGTTGACAATGAAGAAGATATTGACAGTATAATTCATATCTAACTATTATGTTACTATTATTCTGTACTATTGTTATTTACTCCATTTACTACCACAGTATACACATCGGTCATACTCTCCATAGCTAACGACTTGATTCCTTTCATTTACGACCAAATTACACAAGCAAATATCGTCCTCTGAATTGATATTGGGATACTCCCAAAATGACAATTTCCCTTTAGCCGGTATCGGCTCTGGAAATAATATAGGATTAGCTAGTACCCAGTTATAAATAGGATTTTCATAATAGCCTTTACTATCATCTGTTTTCTCTGCCCATTTAGAAGGATGATTGATAGAGCATCCAATTATTTCTACACTTCCAATGATAGCAGAATTGACAATGCCCTCTGCACATATTATTTTTCGTTGAAACTCAATAGGCAGACTATCCCATTGAGCTTTTGTAAATACACTATTGGGATTTCTCATTTCTACAGGTTTCCCACTTGCATGGATTAACACTCTATGCCCTATGTATTTCCATGGACACGCCCAAGTACGGTTCTCAATATCCTTGATACCATGCACTATTAAAGAAGCCCATGGTTGTTTTATTGTTATTGCTTTCATTGATAATTTTAAAGTTTGAGTTTTCTATATAATTATTATCTTTGCAGTTGTTAGTAATAACTAACTGAGAAATTCTGACCATAACATAGTTTGTTAGGTAGAATCTATCTAGTATTAACCTATAAATAATGTATATTTATGAACAATAAGTATTATTTATTTATCGCTGCTTGTAAGGGAGCTGCTTTACTTGGAGAGTTTATCTACCTACATGGAAGAGGAGAATTCTCTGGTGCTCGCGGTGCGTACAATTACTGTAAACGCACAGGAGATAAAGCAGGTGAGTTAGCTATATATAATTGTGTAGTTAACCGTAAAGGGCAGAAGGTTTACTGACCTATGGACCGGGAAAATTTTCCCGGTCCTTTTTATTCTTAATATTATCATAACTTTCGTATTGTTATTAATCAAAATATCCACTACATTTAAACCCTTTTCGAGGGATAAAATCTTTAAATTCACAGCTTCTAAACACCCACTTCTTATCAGCCCATCCGGCTAAATCCTTTTGCCATTGAGGAATAATTTGACGAGGATTATTTAAGTCCCTGTAAGGCTGGCAATGCGGCAAGAACCGACTGCCTTTATTCTTCCAATGATTGACACGCTCAAACGATTCTTTAAAGTCACTAAGCAGGATACAATAAAAGAAGTATTCGCCTTTGTAACCGTACTTATCAATCAAAGCCGTAGCACGCTCACATTCTGCTATTTGTCCCGGTGTATCACAACCGAATCTTATGCGCTTCATCCACTTTACTTTTGCAAGCAACCGGGCTATATCATCCGTAACCAACCGGGCATCTAATCCTTGATTGAAGTCTACACGTACTCCCATGGAGATAATCTTTTCAATCTGCTGCAAACCGTAGTTGGATGCAAGTATGTTGTTATCCATGAGAATCACATTTTTTCGCCCAGCAGATACTTCCGCAATATCCATGTAAGGAGTGATGTTTCCTTCTTTGGCAGGTACAACACACCATTTACAACGATTAGGACAGCCCCTTGTCAAAAAGCCATAAGCCAAATTTTTATCAACATTATACAGATCGTAATCAGGAATCATTCTATCAATTTCCGGTAGAAGAACCTTTTTTATGTCATACCCTGTACCGCCTTTCTCAACTTGATCGGCATTGATGTAATAGCCGTAATCCGGCGTAAAGCTAAATACTTTTGCAATGTAAACCTTATCATAAGAACAAAGGGGATTATACCATTCTACATTATCACCTCTTGCCTTGTGATAGCTACTTATCTTCATCAAAGCTAGATTAGGATAATTGCTATCGACTGCTAGTATTCCGATATTCATCACTTATTTGGGGCTATTTAAAAATTCTCCTTAATCCTGAATTAACAGCATCGGTTTTAGCTTCCTCTGATGGATGAACATAAATATTCAAAGTGGTACCTACATCTGAATGACCAAGAATAGTAGATACAGTTTTGACATCAATTTTATTCTCTATAAGAGTCGTGGCAAAAGTGTGCCTTAATCCATGATACTTGATACAGTGGTCTAGTTTTACCTTTTCAAGAATAAATTTCTCATAATAATTCCGCAAGGTCCGAGGTTCTGTATATTGCTCACCACAAGTACACACATAATAATCGGGATTACACACAGCAGAAAACTTCTTCACCAAAGGGAAAATGTTTTTTAAGATAGGAATATACCTATCAGAATTTGAAGTTTTCGGGGGCCCAATCTCAATATGGGTTTTTGCTTTATTAAATGTACCATCCTCGCCTGGCATATATATGCGTTCTAAGGTTTTACAAATATGAATAGTCTTTTTATCTAAATCTATATCCTTCCATTGTAAGGCACATACTTCCCCTATACGCATACCGGAACATATCGTTAGCAAAATTCCAAGATTACGTGGAGATGGATTCGCTAACACATAATCGACGATTTTCTTATATTCAGCAGGAGAATAACGTTCCAGCTTTTGAGCAGCTATCTTATTTTTACTTGGCCATACCATCTTCCATGTAATGTTATGTACCTCAAGGTCTAACTCTTCGTCAGCAAACCGAATTAGCATTTTTAGAACTATCAGAATATCATTGCAGTACTTCACAGATAACCCCGAATTATCCATAAGATCGTTCATGAATGGCACAATAACCTTTTTGCTCAATTCCCCAACTTCCATACATCCTAACATTGGAGAAAGCTTTTTCACGTATATCTGCTGGTACGATGCCAGTGAACTAGTCTTGACTTGCCTTTTCTTTACAGAAATCCAAGCCTTATACACATCATCCAATTTCATATCTTATAAATTTGTTATTTAAATCAGTTTCAATTCTCGCAAATAAACATCAATCTCCTTATCCAATTCGGCACGTTTGGCTTCCAGCTCTTTTATTTCATCCATAACAGCCTTAATGTCAATAGGTTCTTCTTCCTCAAATACATCTATGTATCTCGGTATGTTAAGATTAAAATCATTAGCCATAACCTCTTGCAATGTGGCACAATGACTGTATTTCTTAATTTCCTTACGCTCTTGGAACGTCTGTACAATCTTGTCTATTTGTTCATCACTCAAAGAGTTCTTGTTTTTAAGCTTTTCAAAATCTTTGCTTGCATCAATAAAAAGGATGTTCTCATCTTCTTTACGACATTTCTTTATTACCAAGATACAAGTAGGAATACTAGTACCATAGAATATATTGGCCGGTAGCCCAATGACAGCATCAATGCAGTTTTTATCTTCAATAAGAAACCTGCGAATAACACCTTCGGCAGCACCACGAAATAAAACTCCATGAGGAAGAACTATAGCCGCAATCCCTGTTACATCCAGTTTATGGACTATATCCAAGACAAAAGCATAATCAGCTTTAGATTTAGGGGCTAATTTCCCAACTTCACTAAATCGTTCATCATCCATAAAAGAGACATCTGCACTCCATTTGGCGGAAAAGGGCGGATTTGCTATTACTGTTTCCATTTTGATTTATTTTTTTGATAATACACTTTCATATACTCACGTATTTCACTTTTGTGAGCTAATTGATATTTTCTATTTTTCTCTAATATCTTTTCCTTATTAACCTTATATCTACGCTTGTAACTAGCCCTCTCCAATTCTCTATAATGTTCAATATTGGCATTTCGCAATTCTTTCCTACGGGCAAGTAATTTGTCTCTGTTACGAATCCGATATGCCTTATTATTCTTCAGTATTTTTTCCCGATTTTCAATATAATAACATGAATTACAAATTTTCGTACTTAAATAGAATTTGCTTTCAGGTACATACTCCCCACATTTATTACATAATAAAATATTTTCAGGAGTATTTCTAATTGCTAAATCAGCTTCCCCAAAACGGTTGTTTCTTTTTATAAAGGAAACCTCATCGTAAATCAGACGATCAACCAAATCCCGCCAATTTTCAATAGAAAAACGTTCGTCAGCTATAACGGAATGAGAGATATCCATGTAATTAATATCAATGCCAGGAAACAAGAAATTGATTCTTTTCCTAGTGTATTGGTACAGATTCTTTATAAAATTATCGTCAATCATAACTAATCTTTTCTATAATGGAAAAATCGAATGGAATATCTTTCACGTTCAGCAAGCGATATTCACTTTTTATTGATTTTACAAGTACATCACCATGATACACAGTTGCATTAATACCACGTATCGATAAATTAAGCAAGAGTAACGGAATAGACCTATCAGACAACTCCCAGCATTCAACGGGGTGTTCAGACGGTTTGAAATCAGTTCCTAAAGTTTTAACTCTATGCCACCAGTTAGAAATAATAAGGGAACCATTCCCGGCAGTAGGTTCGTAAATCACCCCTTTGGAAACCCCTGTCAATCTTGATAGTAGTATTCCTACTACATTAGGAGTAAAATCCTGCTTGTTTTGGTTTCTTTGAGCCAATTCACCCTCATATATATCTTGAAACCAATCTCTTGAAAGATCATGAGTATTGAGTTGTAATAACTCTCGATATATATGATGCAATCTTTCGTCATTATCAAAGATTATTTTAAAAATCGCATTAGGAAGTGATAATATATCCTCTATTTGAAACAACTTCTTTAATTCTACTTCACTCATATTTACTCTGTATTTGAATATTAATCTCTTGCTTCAGCCATTCTTCGGCCTTTAGCCGTTGCCGAATAGATATTCGGCTTACCACCGCTGAAACATTTAGTTTTTATCCATTCATATCTTTCAGCTTCCCGGAGATAGAATAATATTCCGTATTCAGATGTATTTTTCAACCAATCTAATTTCTTGATTTGCTCAAATGTCATAGGACCGCCATATACAAGCAATGATGTTAACATCTGAGCTCTTTCTTTCAATGAATATTCACTCATAATCAATACGGGTTTATGCAATTCTCCATAGCGTTCCGCCACTCATCCTCCGTTATCGGGATCATGTCATCATAAAGGTTGAACCCTATGATGTAGCACCCGCTCTTATAGTTGTTCTCGATACATTCATAATGGAAAGTCCGGGATTTCTTGTCAAACATGCTTTTAGGAGTCAGCCGGAACACCTTCCTTCCATGTCTGTACCACCTGTGGGGTACCTTCTTGCTGAAATGCTTTACAAAAACGCTCATTTCTTTTTATGATTTTAATTAATATTTATCCATTTACATATCATTTACATACTGTAAATCAATCATCTCATTGTTTTATAAATAACTATTGCCTATCTTTGTTGTCTAATTTTAAAAATAAAAATATGTTAGTAATTAAATCTACAAAAGAAGGCTATGAGCTTAATCAAGGGATTTCACTGAGATTGTTTGAGCCATCCGGAAACACTGTTGTAAAAGTAGTATGTGAAACTCCTTATTACGGGGAACCGAACCATTTAGAAAACGCTATTTGTAATCACATAAATAGCTTAATGCCTGATGGCTATACAGTAAAAACCAATCATGTGACTCTTGAATCAAGTACTGGAAGTGATATGAAAGGCAAATATGTCGAATCTCTAATGTTTCAGATTTATATCTAATCTCAGTAAAGTCCTGACTACCTATTCAGGACTTTTTCATTTATCGCTTTACTCATTTCTATCTTCGGTATTGAGAGTTAATACTTCTTCCCGTGCATCTTTTCACGAAGTTCGTTATACTTCATTTTCTGCTCGATGTGCCAAAGCAGGTCTATATCTAAGTGCTTGGCAAGCCCGAAGATTGATAGTATCATATCATTCACGGTTGTAGGAAAATCAAATATTCCGTCATACCTAACAGGAAGTGTAGAGATGGAATAGATTGATTCGGTGAAAGTTTCGTCTTTACAAGCTTCTGCCATATCTTCAATACAGTCATCAATATCTCCGTTGGCAAGTTCAAGGCTTATTCCTCGAAGTCCTGCAAGCTCAAGCAAGCGGATTACAGCATCGACTAACTCTTCCTCAATTGAGCCTTTTATAGTTTCATTGTATGCGACTTCGTAACCACGCTCTTTGGGAATGTCAGAATCCAATCCTTGACAAATGCGGCTGTTAGCAATCTTCTTATTATACCGATCAACATTAGCACGCCTTCCTTTTCTATCTGCTTCCACAGCTTCCATCAATTCAGAAATCACAAGGCAAAGAAAATGATTGTTACTTAGCTCTTGATCGTGAAACCCATGTTCACAAGCTGTTTTATATGCTTTGTCTCTTAATTCATTTAAATTCATTTTACTCATCCTTGTAATGCTTAAATATATCTATCCAATTCCTTTTCTAATAATTCTCCATCTATTTCAGGAAACAGCTTCAGAACTAAATCCAATGATTTGCAATAATTGTTATTGTATTCTTCAGTATCCATTAATCGAAGTACCATAGAACAAAAGATACTTTTTGTGTCTTTTAATTCGCCTTTCATCAACAATTTTGATAGTTCGATAATTTGACCAGTAGGATTATGAAAACTTCCGTTTATATATTGAAAAATTAGTCTTCCTTCAAATTGGCATATTTCACAATCTAGTTCACAATCAATGTACTCTATCTTACCATTTATGAATTCACAATAAACACATTCACTATTAGAAGCAAATAAAACTGCAAAATCATAGATATCATCACTATTACCTACAATTATTGAAGTAGATTCAAGAGTTTCCGAAACACCATTATTCCACTTTGCATCTTCAATAAGTTCCCTCACATATTCTTGAACTCTTGTAATGTTCTGCTCTATTAAATCTTTTTTACTCATAATTTCAATTCAATTAAGTTCGATTATTTTTTTGCAATATTCTCCCAAAAAGCAACGCCTTCAGGAGTACCATTAAAAGGGAATGAGATAGCTAGAAATCGATGAAAACAGCAATCAACATCTAACAAATTGTTCACCCGCTCTTCATTTGTCATTGAGAAGTCAGGACACTCAATATTAAATGTATCATTTGCTCTTTCTGTGTTATATTTCCATTGATTGAAAATACCTAGTCTTTCTAATTTTTCTATTTTTTCATTCCTCTTCATGTTGATTGACTTTTAATGCTTTACGTCTATAAAGGTAATCGTTATTGACAAGTTTAGCAAACAGAAACTTCGCCATTTTAACGCCATTTTAATCAGTTTTTTTCTTCAACAATTCACGTCTAAATCTTTCCTCTAAATCAAAAATGGTTTCTCCACTATTACGACGATAGGGCCTATCGGTATTTAACTGAAGTTCTTTCAGCTTTTTCCAATACCATGGAAGGTACAAATACATATTCTTCAACTCCTTCAAGTTCTTATTTCCACAACACCAGCAACTCACACGATCAAGTAGCTCATATAGCCTTACTCCATCCTCATGCCAAACAAAGCCTTTTGTGTAACAATACTGGAGTGCATCTGCTTCAGTAATGCCCCAATCACGAAGTGGTAAAACCCGATTTGGTCGTTTTTCCTTTTCAAAACGATGGGTCTCATCGGCAGCAATACCGACATAATCAATTCCGTCTTTTGTGTGAGCTTTCAATGCACGAAGTTTTTCACTCGTTCCCCACCGGCATGTTCCCCCACACCAACTATATCCTTTTTTATGGATAATATTGGTCCCTCTTTTCTTAACCGGCCTTTCAAACATTGTCCAAAGAAAAGGTTGCTCCGGATGCAGTTCTGTATATTTAATGCCAAGTTTTTTAAGAATTGGAAGAACAGCATCACGAGTGTTATAGATTGCCTGAAATTCCATACCTGTATCATAGAAAACGACTTCATCCAACTGATATCCTTTATCTATTAGCATGAAAAGCATTGCCAAGGAATCCTTTCCAAAGCTAACTGAAGCATAATATTTCATACAAAAAATTTAATGGACAAGTCACTTTTTCTTCTTTGCCCTCTGATTATTAATCTGTGACATACACATACGGCACCAGGAAGTCAACAAATGATATTCCTTACCTTTTCTCACCACTATACGATTGTAGAACCGGTTCAAGTAGAAGTAATTTCCGCAATGGGTACATCTTTTCATTTCACGTCCTGAATCATCTATAATCCGATTACGCGGCTTACGACGAATTAGAGTACAACTTTTACACTTCTCATCAGTTTCGCGGTGCCGCCGGCAATGTGATAAGGATTTTGCTCCACATTTAGCAAACACCTTACAATCTCTACGAGGTATTGATTGACACACATTCATGGCTTCCTCGCATTCAAGAATTTATTTACTACACGAGAAAGTACATCCTCATTCTCCGGCATCAGCCATTCTTTTGCAACGTTCCAAGCAATACTCATAGTAGGATTGAAGTTATCCTTCCTGACAGTGTGATGAGACAAACGTCCTTCAGTGGGCTTCAAACCCTTATCATGTAAGATACACAGTCCATTCTCGAAAAAAGCACAATACTCCTTACCAGCAACGGGCTGAATCATCGGAATAGCAATATTAATAACCCCTAAGAATATACCAGCAGCCCAGTTCGTCAGCGCTAACCTGTCGGCATAACCTGCATCAATAATTCGTTCAATATCATCAGGAGTACCTAAACATGGCGTATGACATTGTTGTTTACAAACACTGCATGAGCATTGTACAGGTACACGACCTGAAGCCCTCATTACCCTTTGTAATGAGATTTCTTTAGATAATTCTCTCATAGTAAATTATTTGAGATACTACAGATTAGTAAACATCGCCCCACAGCTTTACTGCAAGGTCATAATTTTTTTTAGCCTCTTTTACTGCTTTATTGGCATAAGCCATAGCGTATGTATGCTCGCGTCGGTACTTACCGGACTTCAATCCTTCGTGATATTCTTTTGCTTGTTCCAACTTATGTTCGTAGAAATCTATACTTTCCGGCATGGACAAGTTTATCGTATTAGCCCTTTTTTCCCAATACTTCGCAACTCTTTCATGTTCGGCAGCCTTATCGCTAAACTCAACGCTTTTCCCCATGTTATTCCAGGCATCATCTATCATTTTGCGATGTCCTCGTTCGCTGTGGTGTCCAACTTTGATAGGCTCACCCAAAGAAAGGAAATCACGATGCTTATTTGATTTCTGAAAATACTCATTACTTTTTTGTACTGCCGATGACGCCCATTCATGCCTGCGTTCCGCTCTTTGCTTAGCCCATTCTTGAACATTAAAGCCGTCAGCTCTAACGATGGAATAATAGTAAAACCCATCTTTTTCGAAGATTAGGTTAAATACTATACTTTCGTTCTCCTTACCATACTTGGTGGTAACTTCAATAGTTTCACCTTTTTCGTGCTTCTCATCACACTTTGCCAAAAATACATTTGGCGCAAATTTGTAATACGTGTTCATTTTTTTAATTAAATTGGTTTGACTTATATGAAAAATGAGAAACCACAGCTACTTAGCCGTGGTTTCATCATTAAATAACTTTGGTTGACTGGGTTGAACCAAATCATCGAATAAACCAGGAACACGAGGTTGTAACGCCTTGTATTCTTCCTGAAAGAATTCTTCTTTGGTTCTCCCATGTTTTTTACCCTTTCGTGTATGTACATCGAAAGTGTAATCTGGAATAGGAATAGGGTAACGCCTGACATCATTTATCCACTTTTCTATATCAATATCCTTTCTATCATAGATGAAGTTTTGCAAATGATCCGCATCACGATTCTTTCTACATTCACAAAGGAGAATAACAGCTTTACTGACAAATATCCTCCCTTTGGGTTCAGTAGCAGTCTTGTTTACCAGCTCATGCCCCTGCCACAATGCTTCTATCTCTTTAGTAATGATTCCATAGCAATCTTCAGCACTAATGGTAAACAGACGCTTCCACACATAGTCGCGGTACCCACTCGCCCAAAGTTCCAATGCAAAAAAGCCGGCTACCCCGGTGTCGGCTCGCCTAATGGCTTTCTGCATTGCAGAACTCACCTCAAAGAAATCATATCCGCAAACTGTTCTTATAATCATAATTCTAATTTAATGGTTTGACTTTTAGTTTATTACGTCAGTAAAGTTAGCTAAAAAAGGCGAATATGACAAACAGAATGGACGCCATTTAAACGCCTTTTTTACAGACTATTAGAATTTGAATTTGCATGATATATTATATTGAACGAGCTGCTTTGTTTTGTCTTTCCCATTAGTGGTTGCACTCTTTAGCAAAATACTATCACCAAAATTCTTTTTGATAAAGAGGATAGATTTACGTTCCTCTTCCTGATTCCTTATAGAAGCAAGCCCACCAGCGTTTACAAAAGTGTTCTTTTGCTCAAAATTATACCGCAAATCGGTTAAAACCTTACGTTCTTTGTACTTCATGTAACAAGAAATCCAAAAATCTTCCTTCAAACGTATTTCCTCATTCCACCAAGTGTTTTTGTTATAGATTACTCCATAACTGCAACCGGTTATCATTTTCGAAAGAGAAAGAAAAGCGGATTCATCATACATTACCGGCGATATCCGAGCGGTGAAGCCAAACAGATGTACATCCATCATACTGGCCATCTCAAATAATGACTGAATGATATTAGTTATCTTATCTTTATCCTTTATCCGGCTAGGTTCTCCTTTTTCCACATAAATAGGTTTGCAGGCATGGACATCATCATCAAGCATGAAAAGTTCTCCAAAATGCTTTGCCATCCAGTTACGTTTCGGGATGAGGCCCATAACGTCGTCAGGATGAGTAACAATTTCACATTCCGGGTTAAATTGCTGATATAAGTCAGCTTGACTTTCAGCAACGCAAATGATAGGATCGTTCACCAACTTTTTAGCGAACACCCGGTCATGGCGTTTATGACTTGGTATTACTATTTTGCAGGGCATGGCGAACGTCTTTTATATCAATTACATTGGATTTACTTATTTTCCCGGTTTTGTACGACTTCATGTGCTGCATGTCCAGCCTCTCACGAAGCCAGTTGCTATCTACCTCATTACTTGAGGTGATGATAAACAACTCATGTTTTTCGTCATACTTTGGAATGAGAGGATAAATGGCTGTATCATCCGTGATGGCATCGAAGCGCTCTTTAAATTCATCCTCTTTCTTCTCCGGGGCAAATTCGATGCCCCAGTCTTGGAGTTCCGCCTTATTCCACTCGTTTTCCATAACGTCCAAATCATTCTCACCAAAATTGACATTATCTTTAGTGGCATATTCCCTCAACTTCTTAACGGGGGTATCAGGTGCCAGAATTTTACAAGGCAGTTCTTTATAACCTAACTCCTTGCAAGCTCGCAAACGTAAATTACCACAAACAACAATATATCTGCCATCATTGTAGGGAAAAACTATAAGTTCTCGAAGCTCAAGCATCTCTGGCGAATCCTGAATGCTTTTCTTCATCGCTTCAAAGCGGTAATCACGAAAAAAACGTGGATTTTTCGGCAATCCCGTGAGCTGCCCCTTATTAAAATCAAGTAGGCAGACTTGAATAATCTCTGTCATAACTAACTATATTAAAATCAACAACACAAAATCAACAACACAAACAGTCAGTAACAACACCTAATCATTTTTTCTATCATCGAACTCTATCTTATCTTTGATAAGCTGTTCAATGTCCTCACAACCAAATCTTTTTAAATAGGCAACAAGGTAAATTATCATCTCGGCTGCCAATTCTTCATCTTCCGAATATTTAGGAAGATTATCACTCCTATATTTAGAAGCAATATCGAATTTTCTCCAAACGGCTTCAATTCTTATGCTAAACGCTTTTCTTGAGCTATGCTCATTCATCTTAAAGCGCTTCCTCATGATATTCAAGCATCTCTGGGCAAACCTATTCAATGTTATCATATCGATCGGGTTAAATTGTTAGACTATGAATAATCTCACACGATTCTATTAGGTTGGTCTCTGATGCGAAACCAATGAACATATTCTTTATCTATCAGCATACTATTATTTATTTTGAGGGGTCTGTTGTATCTAAATATTTCCTGTACTCTAATTCTGTCTTAGCAAGATTGATTACGGTATTAACCCCTTGGAAAACTTGTTTTGCTTGGCTCACTTTACTAGGATCTTCTTTCACATCCTTAATTTGTTGAAGAACCAAATTCCTCAAATCTTGTAAAATGGTAGGGTTCACTGTAGACACCTTATTCAACCGTTCATTAGCCAACACGACAACTGTGTTTGTTATTGGCCGAAAACGATTCAATTTGGAAGCCAAATCAAACATACTAAATACCAATACTTTGCCATTATTCAAGTATATCTCAACTTCGGTACCATCATCACCGGTACCGTCACAGTAATTGAGAATTACAACTTCTTCATTCTGATAAAGGAATGGTTTATTAACCATTTCTTTCAATCTATCTATTGCTCCATCAGTCATGATTCATTCTTTTTTGTTGCTTTATTAATTTGTCTATTCAAAGCTCCTTTTAGTTTGATTAGGTACTGAACATCTTCCGGATATCGGGCATACAAAGAATTCTCTTTTTTTAATTGTTCAGAACGACTAATCATGTAAAGGTTCTCAATGGAAACGTTTTGCCTGTTGCCATCTTTAAACTGAATATTATAACCAGGGGGGATTTCTCCATTATGCTCAATCCATACAAGCCGATGTTTAAGTTCAAAGACATTCGGTTCGGCAGTTTTCACTTCAATGTAACCGTCACGAGTTATGCGTTCATAACCGACTGGTTTATGATTTTTGGGGACATGTCCTTTCTTAAATCGAGTAGCTTTCGTTTTTGCTAATTGTTCCTCTGACATATATTCCGTTTGCTTACGTCCCTTGTTCATCGGTTGGTGGCCTTTGGGAAAGAAGCTTTTAGAAGCGCATTGAAATTTAAATTCTTTAGATTTAAAGAGCCGTAATTTAAATGCAACTCCATTTACAGCAGAATAAGTGGTACCTAATATCTGTGCTATTTCCTCATTAGTATGATTGGGATACAACTTTTTCAATTTATCAAGTCTCTCACTATTCCAAAACGAGATTCTCGGAGAGCGCCTAAGTTTTCGAATCAAGGCCTTTGTTTTAACAGCACTAAGTGTTTTATCAAGACGCCTAGCAAGTTCTTTTAAATCAGCAGTCGGGTACTCACTGTCAAGTATAGCAAGTTGTTCGTCAGTCCACGTTTTCATAAGTGCGTCAATAAAGAGAGGAAACCACTAGGCTTCCTCTGTGTTATCGTTATTTAGTTCTTTCAGTCTTTCTTTGAGCTTCTTTTCTTTCTTATCATATGAATCCGCAAGTTTCTTAGAGAGCGCTTTGAAATC